GTCTTGATACAAGTTGCGCTGAGCCGAGTCCATTGACCGGTAGACCATGTATGGAGCGTTTGAGAACTGCTTAAACTGACCGGCATACTGCGACACGTTGTAACCCTCCTCAGCCAGTGCCTCTAACTTGCGGCGATTGGCTCGAGCGATAAGCGCCTTAGTGTGCTCCATGATCCTCTTGTTGGCGTCTGGCGTCTGAGCCAGTGAGGCCACGGTCTTGCGGTAGTTCTCAATGTCAGCATCAGTAAGCACACCCACCTCACCAAACACACCACGTGCAAGCTTTGGAATGAGTTGCTGCACTGAGGCCTTGAAGTCAGATAGCGATGTGTCTTGCAGCGAGAACTTGAGGATGTTGTCCGCAAGCCATCCTATGCCAGCGCCCGTTGGCACATCTAAATCGTTCAACGCTCTCTCGACATTCACAAGCAGCCCCATAGCCGTGAACGAGTCGTCGATCTCTGTCCTCTGAGTGTTGGCCAATGCTCCACCAGTCTCTCTCGTTGACTCGAGCATCTGAATGGTGTCTCCGGTTCGATCTACCTTTTTGCGAGCGTAAAGCAATCCACGTTGTTCAGCTGGCATACTGTCCATCATGGCTTGTTCCATGGCCATGCCTTTGAGCGAAGTGTTGGCCTTGCCTAAGTCAGCCTCAGATAGATTCATGGCTGAACCATCGATGCCAATTGATTCCCACGTGAGGTCATTCTTGTCTAACGCATCATCCACAGCTTTCCACCGCTTGTAACCCATGATGCGGCTTACACCTTGAGGTGTCGTGGGGTCCGCATTGATCCCGTGATAAGACCACATGTCGTTGGCAAGTGTGCCGAGCTCTTTGTCACGAGCTGCTTTTTGCATTTGCCCAATGTTGCCTCTCCGCTCCGCGTAGTTAGCTGCCTTGACGTTGTGGATGTTCTGAAAGCTTTCTAGCACATCCGGGTCCGTCATCATGGGGCGATACTCAGCGTAGAGACTGGTGTAGCCATCGATGTCATCTGGGTCGAGTGCCTTAGCTTGTTCATTGAACTTAACCAATGCGGCCTTACTGGCGAAACGTTCAACCTCTGCACGCTTTAAAACCTCACGCTCCATTTCCATCTGGCGTTTGATGGTCTGAAGCTGAAGTCCTTGGACCTCATCTTGAATCTTCGCTCGCTTCTCAGCTTTTTCATCCATCTCGGCTTGCCGCGCTTCTTGGCGACGAGCTCGTGCGTCTGCCCTTAGTTGAGCTGTTATGTTTATCCCCGAATTAAATCCAGATGCGAAACTCATATTAGTTGCCTCCTCCCCAAGCGTTGCCGAACCCTTTCATGAAATCGCTGCTACTAGTGCTCATCATGTTTCCAAAGCCACCCATCACGCCGGATGTGACCGCTCCACCTACAGCTCCTAGCACCGTGTTCCATGGATTATTCTGAGCCTTAGCGATGGCGTTCTGGCTCTGCTGCTGGTAGCTGTTCATGGCGAACTGAGTGCCCATCTGACCAGCGTTAGGATTCAGTCCCATGCCTTGCTGGATTCCCATCGGGTTGAAAGCAGCTGCACCTTGTTGGGCTCCACTGATTGCACCGAACTGGGCTACCGGGGTAACACCGCTCAAGAAGCTGGCTGCGTTGGCTAGGCGCTGCTGTCTCAAACGTATGCCAGCATCACCCAGAGCGAATGCCTCAGCTTGCCCAGCTGCATCCCCGAGGATGTTGCCTCGGGCTGCTTGGGCTCCTCGAACGTTTTGCTCCACTTGAGATTGAAGCTCGGACCCTAATCCGTAACCGGCTTCAAGATCCCTGACGGCTTCCTCTCCCAGCATTTTGCGAACTTTGGTTCCTAGAGGATCAGACAGCTCCAGTTCTTTCATTCGCTGTGTGATGAACCGTTCCCCGAATTTCTCTTGCGTGGAGATCTGAGCCTCAGCCAGCGTATCTGCTGATTCAGCCAGAAACTCGAGCTGCTGCCGGGTTTGGTCAATGTCACCGTAACCTCCAAAGTCCACCGTCTTCGTATTGCCATCAGCGTCTGTGTAAGTTGCCGTTGTTCCCATGCGAGCTGCTGCCTCGATGAGTTTCCTCACAGGCAGCGTCTCAATGTCCGCTTCTATGGCTTCCCGATTTGCTGCTGCGTAATCGGGTGGTGGTGGTGTCTTTGGTGATGACATAGAAATCTCCTGAGTTGGTTATACGTGTATTTGCGTATTCTGTTTTTACGGTGAGCCCAGTACGTCAGCTCGCCAGCGTTAGGTGTTGATCGTTTAAATATGTCGAGCATGTGCGAAGCCGAGACACCATCCCTCGACACCAGCTCATGAATGTAGACATCGCTTCCGCTCGGATCGGTCTGATTCCAGAACACGGCTTGAATGTCCCCGTCAAAGTCCTTGATCTGTTTGTGAGTCGAAAAGCTCGTGATCTCACCAGCTGACTCTGTGACCATGAGTGTTCCATCGTTGGCGTGAAACGTGAGGTGCGTGGCGATCTCTTCATCGCTCCAGTCGCTGAATACATTTCCGTGCCCGTGCTCATGTGCAAACCGTATGACATCGGCAATCTTCACTTCTGACTGTCCATGGTCTCCAGATAGGCTCCCATGTTCACATACCGCATCGCGATGTAGCGTTGCTCTGCTTCAGTGAGCCCAGCCTCTGCTAGTTGCTCGCTAGTACAGCTCGTGACCCTTACTTGAAACTCACGCCCAGTGTCATTGCCAAGTAGACTCAAGTTGTGGCGAATCACCCCGGGAGTGCCGAGCACTGATGGCAGCGTAAAGTCCAGAGTGAGGTCGCCAGTCCCAGTAGCCAGCAGCTTGCCGCTGTCTATGCTCGATGGATCTAGGCCATCGACAATGAGCTCGACGTTGACTCGTGCCTTTGACTTAAAAAACTCCAGCTCAGCAAAGTCGCACTGCTTGGGGCTAACTGGATCATTGAACGTCATTGCCCGGGTAACGATCTCAAATGGAACCGGCTGAAATGTTCCGTCGAGGTTATCCGTGAAATCGTTCTCCGTTGTCGCGTCTTCATCGATGTGATCGCGGAGGTAGATGATGTTGTTGTGAGTAGTGTCTGGCCACACGAGCCGTCTGCGTTCACCCAGCGGCTCATAGATCTCAAACATCGACGGCTTCCACCCAGTCCAGATCCCGGCCCATGACTTTGTGTTGGTGTCGTAAACGATAGTGACGTTTGGAACCGTGCTGTTGAGGTAAGGCACGGTGAGCATGTAGCGACCACGCCAAAAAGCGGCGCACGACTTGCCAGCATACGACCAGTTAATTTTCTCGATGATGTCTTGAATCGGCAGAGACAGAGGATCGCTTGTTCCGATCTGGTCTTGCTGGAAAGCTGTGCCTACAGAGCGAATGCCATCACGAGAGAGGAAAAGAATGTCGTCGCCCACGCGCACAGCTGACTTCTCAGCCAAACATCCCACACGATCCGACACGAGCTGACTCTGGTAGTTGGCTACCGTTTCAGCTGGGCTCGCGTTCACGATGTGTATGCTGTTCTCTTTCAGAACTGCTATACGAAAGTCCTTAAACGGCACGATAGAAACGATCTTATCAGATCTACCATCGCCAATACGCATTGAGCTGGCAGTTTCAAAGATGTCGGTGGCCGGATCATCAGCGGCAGCAGCGTTTGGGAGAATCTTAGAGAAATGCAGCTCGTCAATGCCGTTGGCGCAAACAAGTCTGAACTGATGAGCAGTGAGGCATCTTACGTTCTCCGGGGAGTCAGTGTCAGCAATCTCAACAGCAACGTCATAACTAACAATGCTGTCCACATCATCCCAAATACTATCCCCATTATCATCAACCAGAATATCCTCGGTTCCGGTTTGTCGGATAACGAGTATGTCTCCCGATCCGTCTGTGAAGTAAACCGCTCCATTGATCTCAGTTGCACTGCATTTGTGTGGCTCCGCGCTGGCGTCATACTCTGCATCAAATAGCATCCCAGTGCCCGTCTCTGCATGAAGATAGACGTTGCCGTCAGCGAAGATCATCAAGCCGTAATCCCAGATAGAGATACGGAGAGAGATGATAGCGTGAATGACACCGTAAGTGTCAGTCGCTAGGTAATGGCCACCACGACGAGATTTGGTGATGCCAGAGGTAGAGAGCTCGACGTTCTTTAAGAATGACGCCGCTTGAGGCGGTATGGTCGATGCACGCCCATAGGAATTGACACCGCCAATGAGCGGCTGAGAGTCAAATACCAAAGGGTCATCTGTTCCGTCATTGAAGTGAACCGGCATCTTTAGAATATGAAGTCATCCCGGTCGTATCCTCCGTCCGGGTTGGGTTGCAACACACTCACAGCTCCAGACTGGCCGCGCTCAAGATCACGCACGACATCCAACAGACTGGAGGCTTCCCCATACTTGATCTGCGCTTTCGCAAACTGGCGACTACGCTCTAACATGTCGCCCTCGGCGTAAGCGATCAGTGCATTGTCGATACCTCTGATCTGAGGCTCGTCATTATCGTTGCGGAGAGGTCGTAGGCGCTTCTTGCCCACAACAATCAAGTTCACATCTTCCCCAACAACGTACTCGGGCACGAGGTTCATTCGCAGCCTACACAAGCTGAAGCGTGTTTCTTCCGCTGGGATGGTGTGTGTGATCGCCCCGTTTGAGATGCGGACATAACCAGAAGTCACTGGCTTGCTGACGTAGTGGACTTCATCGAACTCGACCGAGCCGTAGTATGATGTGTTGCTTAGCGTGAGAGTCTCGCTGACTGGGCGTCCATCTCGGATGCCTTTAAAGTAGACTTTGACGCCATCATCAGCCGAGCTGGAGTAAAGCCTTAGCATTACCCGGAACGGATCTGATGAAGTGGACTTACCGAAAGCTATGGGCTCGATCTCTGTGTAGCTCGCTGGAGTGCCCTCGCTGAACAATGCCTCTGGCTGAATACGGACGATGGCTTGCAGATCTCGGCAAGACATCAGAGCTGTCTCATACAGCACGTTGATCGGGCGAGCGATCTCGTAAGGGAGAGTCAGCTCTTGCTCATACACGGAAGTCGTGGACCCAACGGTGTATGGGTTGTCGTCAGTCGTGTCCTTTGTTGGCAGCGTGAACTGTTCGATCTTGATGCTGTCTTTCCATAGACCCGTGTCGTAGATCATCTCGTGGCGCTGACGGATGAAGTCCTTACAGATTGCCACGGAAGTGCTATCGGTCTTGCCAACCTTTTTACACACGAAGTCTGCTATTGAGGAAAGTGTCATGCCCAAGCGTAAACTTTAAGTTTAAATTTACCTCCAGAAGCATCAGGCATATCGATAATGTTCCTGAGTGATTTATGCTGGATTGCCAACTTGGAAATGTTTGTGCCTCCAGACACCGTGATTGAGTCTTCAAACCGAATGTCAATGCTTGAAGAGTCGCTAGTTGTCGTGAAAGCCGGGAAATTAAAACTTGTTGAAAAGTAGTAAAGGTTGTGTCCCTCAACTTCGTCGCCAGTCACATACCCAGTATTAATGTCTGATGATATGCAAACAGCAACAACTCGAACCAGTCTTGGCACACCGGATAGACCGTGAGTAAAGGTCACCACCCCACTCTCGCTGGATATGATTGTCGTGAGATCGCTGGTGGATGTGGCAGAGTAGTAGTTTGATCCAGAAGATGGGATTTGACCTCCTCCAAATGCCGTATCCAGACTGGATTTAGTGATTTTTTTAGGCGTGCCAGCATCCAGCACAAGAAACTCGTCAGCGTCTGCGATGTCTGAAGCTGACAAAGCTGTGAGGCCGTTTACGGTTTTGTACAGATCTTGTATTTCAAGGCGCTTGTTAACCCCATACACCACTGACTTAGCAAAAAGTAGGTCCACTGGGTAAGGAGCCTCGAGCTTGTCATGATCACTGATCATTGCAGAGCTTACTCCAGATGCACCGAGCGTTGTGAATGAGGGAGCCGTCTCTGCACCTCCGCTCACGAGCACCGTGCCACTAGCGCCCACGTTCAGCGTGGTGAGGTCTCCAGTGGAATCAGTCTGAACCAAG